AATTCCTTAGCTACAGGCGGCGGTATATAAATTAAAATCACCTACATATTACAAAAGGGCGCAAGCCCTTTTGTTGTTTTAAACTGCCCATTTTTCCAATGCATAAATATTCATATGCCAAGTTTATTAAAAGGATTTTTAAGTAATATATTCAAATCAGCCCGTAATCCCAAAGGTAACCTAGGGGATTTTGCACACGCTGCCAGATTATTTGTAGACGACAGTTTTAAATTTGCACCTCACATGAAATTTTTATATCATGTGACGTTCAACATCAACCCTAATGCAAAAGTAGTAATTAATCAAAAAAAATTACAAGATTTTCAAACTCTACATGGTAACGATCTCAACATGTTGGTCAAAAGATGTGATCTACCCAAATACAGTATTCAAAACTCAGTGGTGCAGCAATATAACAGAAAGAAAAATATACAAACAAGAATTGATTATGATCCAATCAATATTGATTTTCATGATGATAATTTTGGTGTTACGACTTTCTTGTGGGAAATGTATTACAGATACTATTTTAAAGATGGTTCTTATGGCAAAAGAGGTCCTTTGACTCCTGAAGCTTCAGCTCCGAAAGAATACATATACAAAAATCATCTCACCGGAGCAGTCAACAACAAATATAGATTTGGGTTAGATAACAATTCTAACGAACCATTTTTTAATTCCATACAGATTCATCAGCTGGCTAGAAAAAGATTCACTGCTTACACGTTAGTCAATCCTATTATTACAACGTGGCAAGGTGATACGCTGGATGCGGGAGATGCCACTGGAGTCACAGCCAATCGAATGACCATTCAATTTGAAACTGTGTTCATGTCCAGAGGATCAGTGATACGTGGCAAGAGTCCAAAAGGATTTGGTGCTCTGCATTATGACTCCGTAGCCAGTCCAATTAATATTGCTGGAGGCGGCACTCGCAGTGTGTTTGGTAGAGGCGGCCTAGTAGACGCAATTCCTGGACTGCGTGGTTTATTTCCTGGCAACACAGGACCTTACAGTGACGTGGAAGGATCAGCTCCAAATCCAGGAGGTATTGGCAGAGGCATACTAGGAGCAGTGAATGCTGCACGTAATTTAAAAAAATTAAGCAAAGAAGGTCTACGGGAAGAAGGCTTTAGAGTGGCTAAAGAGGCTATAGGTCGAGTAGGCAAAAGTTTAAATGGTATTCCCAACGTCAACATTCCCACGCAAAACCCTCAGGCTAACAATGTAACAAAAGCATCATTGCCAGGAAGTGAATAAACATGGAAGAAGATTTTTTACCTGATACACAAGTTTTAAATCACGATGAACTAGCAACATTTCAAGAAGAATTTGATCTACCTCCCACATCTGATCAAACACAAAACATATTTGTAAACAACGAATTAGAAAATCCAAAAGAAAAAAATCTTAATCGAAAAAATTTTTCAAATCTTCCTATAAGTGATGATTTTAAAGACAGTGCAGAGCCAGTAAAAAATTTATTCGACAAATATTTTATTGAAAATATCAGTTTACCAGCCACTGAGGTTGACGCTGTGGTCACATATTTTCAAAAAAGAGGATTTGGAAATGTATCTGCCAGTAATGTGGCAAGTGTCCTGCTGCAACAAGCAAAATTAGATAATGTCAAAGTATTTGCTTTGCTTGACACACTCAAAGGAGTAACTGATGTAGAGTTGAGTCGAGTAGTTGCACAGATATTAAATGTTAATAGATCAAAAATATCCAGTCTAGGATTTAGAGTTACTGATGAACGTAACCAACACAATAAAAGAAATATAAGGATATAAGATGCCTAGGCGTTTTGCTCAAGGTAGATACAGCCTAAAGAATCCTGCCAAATATATCAGTATAAAGGATCCTCTCTATAGATCCAGCTGGGAATTTGCTTTTATGAAATTTTGTGATGAAAGTCCGGCCATAGCCAAATGGGCCAGTGAGCCTTGCAGGATTCCATATAGAAATCCACTCACTGGAAAATACACAATATATGTACCAGACTTTTTTATAAATTATGTGGACAAATCAGGACAACAACACGCAGAGATAGTAGAAATCAAACCACAAAATCAATCTTTGAAAGAAAAGGTAGGACGCAATCGCGCCAATCAAGCCAGTTACATTTTAAATCAAGCCAAATGGGAGGCAGCCACAGTTTGGTGTAGACAAAAGGGTATTAGATTCCGCATAGTGAATGAAACCGATATCTTTCACCAAGGAAACAAACGCCGATAAATATTTTATATGACCAAAAAATTAGAAGAACTTTTGAATCTACCTGAAAGCAAAGAGATAGTGGAGCAGGAAAAGAATAAAGTAGAAGAGAAGAACAAGGCCTTGCAAACTCAACAAGAAACACTGAGAGATATATCAGAGTTGGATAAGATCAGTGCAGCATTGCCTTTCGTGAATGATCTTGGCAAAATGGCAGATGAAGAGTTAGATGACGTGGCCAAAAAAGCAATGACTGCTTATGATGATCTAATGGATTTGGGAATGAATGTGGAGAGCAGATACAGCGGTAGAGTTTTTGAAGTAGCTGGAAATATGCTGCGCACATCTTTGGATGCAAAAGTGGCTAAAATGGACAAAAAACTCAAAATGATAGATATGCAGATACGCAAGCAAAAGCTGGACAGAGATGGTGGAATTGACGATAACACAGTGCAAGGGGAGGGCTATGTGGTGGCGGATCGCAACAGCCTGCTGCAGAAACTTAAAAATATGGATAAATAAAGCATATGGCTTCAGAATTTAGAACAATATTAGAGCAGACCAAAAAAACCTACAAATTTAAGATTGGTTTGGCGGGTGTATTGCCTGAAAACATTAATGTACTGCTAAAGACAGCTTTAGACAAATATGAATGCGTGAGTCTTAGCAAGGGTAAGAAAACCCCTATCACTGAAAGACCATTAGATTTTCCCAAACTGTCAAATGTTGAAGTCACATATTTTGACGCAGAGTTGTGCTATCCTACCACACCAGATATTTTAGAACAGTATGTTTCATTGGTGTCCAAAACGCCTATCAGTCACACACTGGTGCGCACTGCCACCCAAGATGGAGATTATCCAACTGATAAAAAAGCAGAACCGTATGTGGTAAAACTAACCAGTGATCTTGAGCAAGCAGATCCAAAAGCACAAAATTTAGTGGCACAGAAAAGAGTGGTAGAGATACTGAAACAAATGGAAAAAGACAGAAAAGAATTTACAAAAGCCAAAGAAGATCCAAAAAATAAAAATGAAAAACAATTGCAAGACAGAGAAGAGAAAGCGACTCCTTCACCCTTGACAAAAGTAAAAAATGAAAAGCCTGTGGCTATCACAACAGGAGGTTTGTAACATTATGGATATCAGAGATATAATTCAAAAAATTGATAAAGTTCAAAGTAGAAAAGAACTAACAAATGAAATTAAAAAAATTAATATTAATGAATCTATGGCAATTAATATTGCCATGTATGGTAACAATGAACAAGAATTATCTCAAGTGATGAGAATATTTAAAAACGCTGGAGTAAGCTCACCTGAATTCAAACCAATAGCAACAGCACCAGCAGAAGCATCTGGGTATCAAGGTCAGTCAGAACCTTTTACTTTTGATGTAAAACTGGATGGAGACTTCGAGATGGAAAAAGGAGTTAGTGATAAAGATGCAATGGAAATTAAAAACATATTGCAAAAGGCAGGCATTCAAGCAGAAGTAAATCCTAGCGAAGAAGATTTTTCATCCATAGCAATCAAGACTATGACTCCTAAAGAAAAAATTATAGATATAATTTCCAAAGCTGGAGTCACAGTAGATGAAGATTCCAGATACAAGGCAAGCACTACCCCAGATCCTAAATATGCAAGTATTCCAGACACTGTGGACCCCACAGGTGATGATTTACACAAAAAGAAAAAAATGTATGCAAGAAGTCATCCTGGTGATAATCCGATGGCTGTGGAACAGGAAGTAAGTTTAGCAGAAAAAATCAAAGCTCAATTGATAGCAGATTATGCAGCTTTTAAAGAAGGTCAAGTAAAAGGCATGGTGATGGATATTGAATCAGACGCAGCTGAAATGTCAAAAGAAGAGTTTTCAAAAAAATATCAGGGCAAACACATGGATATCTTTAATAGAATACAAAAAGAAAAAGACATGGATATGTCAATTGACGACGTTACCATTTAATCTACACATTTAAATCCTACATCTTGCAATAAATATTTTTATGCAAGACCAATACGTGAATGCTTTTTTCAATCTATTACAAGAAAAAAAATCCAAGTTTGGATTTAGTTTGCCAGATCCATTAGAGGTCTACACTGTAATGTTGTTGGCGCATTTCTTAGATAAAAAAGATTTTCTTCCAAAAAAAACTTTTGCACAATCATACCTTGAGCTCAACAATACTGATAAATCAAATGCAAAAAAATTAGGAGATATCTGTCTGTTCATGACTGGAGTATTTCCTGAATACAATAATCACAAAGGATTTAGTGTCAAGTACTACAGTGAAATAGGCAAAAGCAGTTATCAAATAGCCATGGACTACAGTGGATTCAGCATATTCAACATGTTAACCAAAAACTTTGATTTTGTACGCAATTACATATCATTCATTCTTAACAAAACAAACAGCACATACAAACCCTAGATAAGTACTATTATGTCTATTAAAAGTTTAGATGGTGTTCTCACCAAAAAAGCACACCAGCGGGAAAAATACACAGAAAAACAACTGCAAGATCTAGCAGCATGCGCAGATCCTGTGCTGGGATATCTTTACTTTGCCAAGAGTTTCTTTAACATTCAACATCCTGTGCGTGGCAAACTGCTTTTTGATCCTTACACCTATCAAACTAAATTGTTGGACATCTATCACAAGCATAGATTCAATGTGAACATGTTGCCAAGACAAAGCGGGAAAACCACTTGTGCTTCCTCTTATCTACTATGGTACGCAATGTTTCATGCTGATCAAACCATATTGATAGCAGCTCACAAGTACACAGGAGCTCAGGAGATCATGCAGCGTATTCGTTATGGATATGAACTATGTCCAGATCACATTAGAGCAGGCGTGGTCAATTACAATAAAGGATCAATGGAGTTTGAAAATGGATCAAGAATAGTATCTGCCACCACAACTTCCAACACCGGCAGGGGTATGTCTATTTCATTGTTGTACTGCGATGAGTTTGCTTTTGTGAATCCTACCATTGCTAGAGAATTTTGGACCTCCATATCCCCCACACTGGCCACAGGAGGTAGAGCAATAATTACCAGCACTCCCAACAGTGATGAGGATGAATTTGCTGTGATATGGAAAGAATCACAAAATAAATTTGACGAAAATGGTAATGAGACAGAGCTGGGTATTAATGGATTTTTTGGATACACTGCCAATTGGAATGAACATCCTGAACGTGATGAAAAATGGAAAGAAAGTGAGTTGGGAAGAATAGGAGAAGAAAGATTTAGAAGAGAATATGGTTGTGAATTTTTAGTGTATGACGAAACATTAATTAACAGCATAGTGCTAGCTAATTTGCAAGGAAAAAATCCTTTGATCACAATGGGACAAACTAGGTGGTACGAAAAAATTAATGCTCAAGCCACATATGTGGTAGCATTGGATCCTTCAATGGGCACTGGCGGAGATTTCGCAGCTATTCAAGTGTTTGAACTGCCTTCATTCAAACAAGTGGCAGAATGGCGTCACAATCAAACTCCTATACCACAACAAATTAAGATTTTAAAAGATATTTGTGTATTCATCAAAGAAGAATCTCGCAGTGTGTCAGGCAATAACATTTATTGGAGCGTGGAAAATAACACCATTGGTGAATCAGCACTGCTGGTAATTAACGATTATGGAGAAGAAAATATACCTGGACTGTTTGTTAGTGAACCCATACGTAAGGGACACATTAGAAAATTTAGAAAAGGTTTCAACACAACACATAGAACAAAAATTAGTGCTTGCAGCAGATTGAAAGCTATGATTGAAAACAACAAAATCACAATCAACAGCAAGGCACTAATAAGTGAACTCAAAAGTTTTGTTGCAGCTGGTTCTAGTTTCAAAGCCAAAGCAGGTGAAAGTGACGATCTTATTATGGCTGCTCTGCTGGCTTTAAGAATCACGAACATCTTAAAAGATTGGGATCCAAAAATATACAACTCATTTTTGCAGACTGAAAATGATGAAGATGCTGCAGAGCGCATACTGCCTATGCCAGTGTTTGTGAGCACCACAAACAACTAAATAATACTATGGAACTAAAAGACATATCCAAAGAGTTGTTTGCCAAGATAAGAGGCCGTTTCCCCAACGTGCAAATCGGCAATGAAAACGCTCAAGTGACCAATGATCCTGATCAAGCCCGCTTCTTTGACTTTGATTACAAACTGGGCGGTAAGAGTTTGGGGAGAATCAGTATTACTGTGAACGAAAAAGACGGCATAGTAGTGATACATCCTTCAGAAATTTCTAAGACCGAGGACAAATATGCGCAAAACAATTGGTTCAACTTTTTAAAAGAGTTGAGACAATTTGCAAAAAGCAGACTC